GGTGAATTTGGAAATTTCTCAGAACTGAAGAAAACTGTGTGTAAACCAGTATCTGTAGATGATCGTAGTGTATTTTGTGATTTTGGATTATGTAACGACCAATTAAAACCAGTTGTTCGTGATATCGTTATTCAACCTAAACGAAACATAGATACCGGTTTCACTTGCCCATCAAAAAAGAAGAAGGTTGTGAAAAATGAGGTGAGGATTCCTTATTTTGGTATGTTCCTCTGTATGTTAGTTATACTTCTGATTGTATTATATTCAGGACGTTAATGAAATATTCTAAACGCCCCAAATTGTTACATCTCTGAATTATTTCAAGGAGGTATTTTTTACAAAATTTCTTCATAAAATCCACTTGCCAAGCACTGTTCACATTGATAATCGGTGGCTGGAATGTGGGATCCAATATTTTACTAGAATGTGCGAGACGAATACAATTATAGTCTCGTGTAAACACATTTTCTAGTGTGAGCTCTGCTATTTTGTGCTGAACTTCGAGTGTCTTTTTAACCATAGTGTCAAGAAACTTTACATATAAGATGGTTCTTTTGGTAGAATTTATCATGGTCCAATCTCCATTGGGTTCGGTAGAAATGTAATCGACGTACGTGTCGTATTTCTTATCCTTCTTGACGAATCGCTCGTATACGATTTCGATATAATTCATTTTAGAGTCAACATCGTAAACAGAGGTTGCACTCTTAACAAAGCAGTTCATGTGAATATAAAGAGAATCTAGTCTTTAAACACCTAAGTGGGGTGTGTGGAACATATAAAGTATGTCCCAAAATCGAGATGTATTCATCGATCGCAAACAACAGTTTTTCTTATCTATTGACACTGGATGAATTTCGCAAAGCTTTACCTGATGAGTTAAGACCTTCATGGGTAAAGATTACCACAATAACTATGATATCAAGTTTTGTTCAGCAGATTAATATAAAGAGACTTCGAGCTATTTTCGAGGAGATTGGTTCTTACACCATGAAACGATCAGGCTCTGGAGGTGACGGAGGATTTCACTGGAAACTGAAACCGACGACATTTTACAATCAAGTTACACTGACGTATCATGACAGCTACAGCACTAAATCAGTAAAGGTATTCCCGAATGGGAGTATTCAAGTTGCTGGCTGTTGTGATCTCTTTGACTGTAAGCGTATCATCACACAACTTACATACATTTTCAAGACTTTTCTTGATATCGATCATGATATACCAGAAGATTCCTTCCGTGTAGTGATGATTAACTCCAACTTCAGTTTAAACTACAATATCAACCTTCATGTGGTTTCGAATTGGTTTGAAGAGTACTCTGATATTTTCAAAGTATCATTTGAACCAGATCGCTACTCTGCCGTGAAGATTAAGTTTAAACCAGCAAATGATATGAAAGAGATCACTTGTAGTATCTTCAGTACTGGTAAAATTATCATTACCGGTGCAGAAACACTCAAGGAAATCGCATTTGCCTATAATATCATTAACCAACACATAAATGAAAACAAATCAATCCGTGTATCCCAGACACAGGAAACTGATGTATTTGATATTTATCTGGGATACCGATGCGATCCTTTTGTGGAACATTTGAAAAATAAGGGATTCAAATCATGGTTACACACAATTAACAACCGGCAAATTAATTTCTAAATTTATAGTAACAATATGTCTCAACGACTTGGAATGGCCGATGGACGATGCTTCACTGTGAACTCTTCAGCCCAGTTGTTCAACAACTATGTCATGAAGCAGAACAATATTACCTACGAGGATAATTACTCCTACCGCCAGCTTCTCCAGAAGTCTGGTCCCGAACTTTTCAACAAAGTGCAGGCAGCTAACCAGGGTACGGGCCCGTGTGTAGACTGCAACAAACCCCTAGTCGATACATCTAAAATTTATTAAATTACATGAGCTAAATTACGAAAAATACTTTACTACCCTACTGTAGAATGCCCATATGTGCTATATGTCTCGGTGAAGTCCGATCGACGAGGTCAAATCCTCCGATCAGATGTGGACATATATTTCATTCCCACTGTCTACAGGAGTGGAAAAACCAAGGTAAGAACACATGTCCCACATGTAGAAAAGTGTTTGACGCATCTCAATTTAATGTTCTAGTTACGATTCAGAACAATCACACAGCAGTCGCAAACTCTGTGTCATTGAATGAAAATTCTATATTCGATGTATTGGATTTATTTGATATCAACTTTGACGTTGAAAATCAACCCGACCTAGACAGTATTCTTGCCGACCTTGGGATGAGTCTTGCCGACTTTGATTCCTCTATTCTTGACGCAGAATGACCCACAGTATAGTTTATAGTTTAGCGTAGAATAATCCCTCGAAGATGTCCGTGGATCCTTGATCATATTACCCCTAGCATCTTTCAGGAGAGGTCCCGTGGCCCACCCACGTTTATGACTAAATACATTGGCACGGAAAACGATACGTTTGCCAACTTTAAATGATCCCGCCTTTTGAATTCGGGACACTGGAATTTTGAAGAACTTTGCCACTGAAGCAATGGTGTCACCTGGTTTGATCTTATACTCAACAACACCATGCTGTTTATAAAAGTGAAAATCTCCCTGTCGAATGTAGTTCACAGGTCGCCCAGGGGACACGAACATCATAACTTTGTAGTACCCCTTTTTACATCTTTCATTCGCTCGAGCTTTGTAAACCTTTGTTGGGTTGTCTGAAACAACGCGGTTCGCTAATCCCTTACATGACGTGTAATTATGACCTTTGTTAGAAAGCCCCGATCGATCACCTGGTATTGATTTCTGCCACCTGTACGCTTCGTAGTCTCCCACAGCATACGCATAGCAGTTATTACTTCCAACACCCTTTTTAGTCGACCACCGTCTATTCGTGAATTTTGGTTCGGAACCACTCAGGGGCAGATTGGTCATCTTACTGTCTATTTAGAAAAAAAATATCAACATGTAATAAATGATTAAAGACGTTGCCAAATCCCAAACTCGTACCGATATGGTCAGGGAAGTTCTTTTGTACATTCTCGCCCTTCTTATTACCACCTTCCTGATCCGTCTTCTCTGGAACAGGTCTCTCGTGAAACATATAAGCACCCTCAAGCCTGTCAACACCCTCACTGACGCGTTTGTCCTTTCTATCGCTCTTAGCGTTGTGCGAGGTCTTTAAAATTCGGTGTACCCGATACTTATTTCACCGTCGGGGTGAATAATATAAGGAAATCCGTCGATATTATCACATGATTCTTCATTACAATTTATGAAGACGTAATGTCTTTTCGTATTGTTAAAATATTCCAACTGCTTACGAGTCCATTTGCATGTCATGGTCCCGTAAACAGTCCACTTTTTAGGGCCTTGCACCTTTGGAGTGAAAACTTGATTTTTCCCCGTCTGACAAAGAATGTATATGTTCGCAATGATGAGTATTACGATCAGTAACATTTTATTATAGGTAAATATTTTTTAAGGTTGACAAATCTTCTTTTTGAGTGCATTGACTTCATCTTTATCTAGTTTATTTACGAACTTATTAATGTACATATTAACTGCCTTCTTTGGTGTGGGGGTCTTGACCTTGGGTGTGACCGTCTTGAAACCCTTTGATCCTCCAACAAACTTCATATTCTTACCAGCCTTTATAGCGTTCCTTACGTTTTGAGGTGTCATCATATAAAATGGTTGACCACGATCCATCCTCTTATCTCGAGCCCTTTCCGAAAATGTTGGCTTCGCCATTTCTTCCCTAAATGCCTTGTTCTTAGCCAAAGCCTTCTCATATGCACCCTTTCTCACATATTCACGCTTCTTACCATACCAGTCAACAAACGAGTACTTCTGTGGGTTAAGCTGTGCCCTGCGTCCCATTTCAATCTGACGATTGATCTTTGCTTGCATCTTGTCACCGTAAGCTTTCAAGTTCTTTTGCTTAGCCTCATGATACGCCGACTGGCTGTCAAATTCCTGCTTCTTACCGTTTACGTCAACGAAAGACCTCCAGTACTCGTTCTTCTTAG